TTTCGTTGAATATAAATCGTTCTAGCCGTGTTTGTTCACCTAAATCTGCTCTAAATACTGTTCCTGGTCTACGTTCTGCTGAACCCTGATTATTAAGGATAACGTTTCTTGCTTTATCTAGTCCTGAACCATACGCGCTAATATCGTTTCTTGCGACAAGATTTGGATCTATTTCGCCTCTGTTAAAATTAGATTGATGAACTCTTGTTATTGGCATTATGACTCAACTACAGCTTTAACCGTCATTGCTCCTGTATTTCTCCTATTTCTAAATCTATCAACCTCAACTCTACGTGTAGTTTGTGATTGAGAATCTTGAGCTTTAGCATATGCTAATTGAGTTATGGCTCTGTTTTGATATAACTGAGACAAACTGTCGTTTCTAGCTATTGCACCTGCAAATAAAGATGCTAATTCAAATACTAAAGTCTGTTTAAAATAAGGGGGAAAGTCCGCTTCATTCGGTCTAAAGGTATAGTCAGCCACTACAATATCACTAGATGTTGCATCACAATATATGTCGTTTTCATAACGATCATATGAAATAACATTGTCTGATATTGTTACTGTGTTTATCATGAGAGCATCTGATGGTAATGGATATTTAGCATCAAACCTAGCTGTTGGCGCAGTCGTGTCTCTAGATAATTGTTGTTGTTTTGCAGCAAATCTCCAACGACATCTGGTCAATAAATTCTTTAGTGTAGATTCGTATAGTTGATTAGCTACTTTTGATTCTGTTGTGTTTTCAGTAAACGAAGATATAGTGTTAGCACTTATAAGTACCAATGCTTGGGAACATATATCAAATTTACTATCTGTCATAATTTAAAATGGGGCAGGGAAAATGAGAACCTGCCCCTGAAACATTATGTTCCGTTTGTAGTTGTCACTGTTGTAGCTCCAGTTGCACTTGAAACAATCAATACATCTACTGTTGCAGTACCACCAGTACTACCTACAGCTAAGATTATATCGAATTGTTTTAGGTTATCAGTTACATCGTTAAAGTAACCTGAACCAGCAATTGTAGCCACAGCGTCAGAACTGTTATAAATAAATAGGTTCTGATCGCCACCTCCAGCTATCTTTTTAAGATTATCTGATGATAAAGCCATGTTTAACCTCCTTATTCAGTTATCTGACATTCAATAGCACCATCGTTGTCAATCATGACAGCTCCAGCACTAAAGTATGATGTGATTAAATTACTTACTTTTTCTGGTACATAGTTCATTTCTGTACGTACATCAGAACCTGTTGCAAGCCCTACAGATGTAGAGTGGTATGCATGACAGTCTCTAGTTGTACTAGAAATTGATAAACCAGAATGAGTAAACCATAAGAAACCAAGCCATCTCTTAGCTGTCATTCCGCCAGCGTAAGGTAGGTCAGTTTCTCCTACATATTCTGCTCTACTGAATTGGTCGATTTGTAATAAATCTGCCCATCCAGCAGGTGATACAACAAAGTATCTTTGACCATCGTCTGGTACATCTGCCTCACCAAATGCTTCATATACGGTTAGTGCTTTAGCCAATGTTAAAGCTGCTGAACCATGAGCCACGTTGTTTGAGTTAGAACCAGCGTCAAGTACATCAATAATTAATTGATCCATTTTACGCCCTAAAGCAGCCGCAGCAGATTGAGCTAACACTTGTCTCTCATCGATGTTTGTTTTGAGTTCATCTAAACTATCGACATAGTCGGCAGCATAGTAGTCGCTCAATGTTACATCTACTGTAGAGTGTGTAACTTCCATTGTGTTGACTTGTCCATGTCTAGATTTAGTAGACGCTGAACCTTTACCAACCTTTTGGAATCTTGCTTGGTTGCCTGTAACGTTATTTGTATTACGCACTGTATTGCGCAGTTTGGAACCCATCCTTTGATAAGCCATGTGGACTTCGGCTTCAAACTGCTTAATAAACGCGTTACTAATTTGCGTTGCCATTATTAAGCCTCCAAATTGTTAATCGTTAAACTAACAGTTGTCCACTTTAGCTTAGATCGGTTATCCATTTAGGACCGATGTCCCCTATTATGGGCTGTATATCTTTATATACCCCTCGTATATACTTGTAAAAATACAACACTTTGACACCTCTGACAACAATTTCCTTATCAGAAAACTCAAAACCTAACCATTTAAGCCACTTTATTGTTGTTTTATTGTCTTTTGGTACAAAGTTATATACAAATTTATAGTCAGATAGAAAAAAATTAGCCCACTTTTTAGTTCTTTTTGTAAAATATTTCCAGTCATCATAAATTTTATCTGATGCAAGAAACCAAACTGTGCCTTTTTTTATGTCATTTGCTGTAGAAACAACGCCAAACATACAAACTACTTCGTTATTTTTAAGCACACTATAGGTATTAACGTTGTCTCTACGATACCTAAATGGGTTTATTAGTGATTGTTCAGGTGTATTGCCAGCTAAGGCACACTCCTCAATGTCTTGTTTTCTTAACTTTTTAGCTAATTCAAATGCATGAGTCGGTGTGCCTTTTTCTACATACAGTCTAGATTTGTCCTGTTGCATTCAATCTAGCCCACATATCGTCTACTCTTTTTACAAAGTTAGCGTCTCTATGTCTTGGATCAAAATATTTTGGATCTTTCATCATATTTTTTACGTCCTCAACAGATAATGCACGCTCAGGTTGAGCTACTTGTTCTGACCTAGAAAGAGTACTCCTCATAGCATCTTGCATTCTTTCGAGGGCTTGAACCCCCAATGCAGACTGACCTAATGTACTAGAGATGAGTTCAAATTCTTCTGGAGGAAATACAGACTGTGCAAACGCTGTAACAGCATCTAGTCTTTCATTAGCATTTTCTCCTAGTTTTTGAGCTTCTGCTTCTAAATCAGGTTGACCACCAATCATCATGTCTACATATTTTTCTACGCCTTGTTGAAATACTTCTTCAGGCATACCTAAATCATGACAATGTTCTCTCCACCATCCAGTTAAAGGATTTTCTTCGACCATTTCTTCTGTAATTCCTTCAACTAATGGAGGTAGTTTGTACCCTGTTGGATCTTCAGGTAGTCCCTCAGTTGCTTCAGATTGCAGTTCAGCTAGTAACTGCTCTTTCATTTCGTCTTTTTTACCTGTAGAAAACTTTTCTAAATTGATATAAGACTTAGCTAAATCATCTAGTTTTACTTCGCCAGTATCAGCATCCCAAAATTTTTCAGGAATATGCTCTGGTCGTTCCGCTACTGGTACATCAGATGTTTCACGTGAAACATCTTCTGCTGGTGCAGTTTCTACTGCTTCTTGTGTTACTTGTTCTTCAGCCATTTGATTTCTCCTTTATAGTATTTTGACTTAACCCTTTGTTAGTACGTCTTTGTATAAGACCAACAAGATATCTTTGTCCCTCTAAATGTCTTAGCGATTCATTTGATATTTCTGGACCAGCTACTGCATCTATAGTTAAAGATTTAAGGTATCTTAATACTTCAGCTCCACCTGTGGTTGTGAACAGTTTGTAAAACAAAGTATTTAAGTTCTCCTCATCTTGTGGTTTCCTTTGGATATTATCCAAACCAATAAGAATATTGGGCTTTTTCTCTGTCATTTTGACTCCTATTTTTTTGGTTTTTTCATTGGTTTTTTAGGTGATTTAACCGTTTTTTTTGGCGGTCTGCCTACCTTAGAACCATAAGTACCTTTGCCGTATGGCATGATTACCTCCTATGATTCAGGAGTTTGTGGCTCCTGTGACTGTTGTTGTTGCATCATTTGTTGCATTTGTTGTGCAAATTGTTGCATTTCTTCCTGTGATCTAACTAGATTTTCAGGAATTCCTAGTTTTTTAGCTACAAATTTAGCAACTTCGTCTTGTTTAACCAGTATATTGGCTAACTCTGGACCAACTCTGCCTTGTATCATAGCTAAAAATCTGTCTACTGTAGCAACATCTTGCTGATGTTGAGCTTGTGCTAATGGACTTGATGACTGAATCTTAACTTCTCTGCCATTAACTTTAGGTATTTTAATTCTTCCTTGCTTTTTAAGGATGTAAACTACTCGTTGTAGTACTGGTGCAACCATTTCTGATTGCAACCTACCGAATGCTGCGCCTATTTGACGCGATAAATCTGCCTGTCTTTCTGCTACTTCAGTTGCAGACATAGGTGTTTTCTCGTTAGGATTGCCTAACATGTCGTTATATAAAGCTTTTTTGATATTAGTCCTCATATCTCTAAGTACCAAATCACTTACATTAAAGTTTCCTGCTGGTCCTACTGGCTGTAATCCAGCAGATCCAGGCGCTTTTGGTATGATTGTGCCTGGAATCAAAGCAATATTATCAACGTTAATAACCCCATCATCTTCTACTTGATACATTCCAGATATAGACATTTGTGCATTTTCTAATATTAACTCTACTGTTAAGTTAGCTGTCTTGATTGCTGGTAGGGCTAACATCAATGGTCCTCGACCATAAACTTCACCTGCACATTTAGACCATCTGTAAACAATATATGGGTTAGAACCAAGTCCTTTGTAGGTTTCTTCGTACAGTTTATGTTCAAATTCTTTAGCAATAGCACAAAATGTGTACTCTTCTTCTTTCATGTTGTAATGATTTTTATATACAACCTCAATAACTTCGCATTCTTTTTCAGGATTTTTTTGTACATCCATCATCATGCGATCATTAAATTCAGAGTTTGGATAAGCCACTGGTAATTCTTTCATACGAATCATTCGTTTTCTAAAGATGTGGTCAACTTTATCGTCATGTCCAGATGTCATACACACATGAGGTAGAGGTATTGCTTTAAATCTTATTGGATTGACTGCATCTCCCTCCTCTACTAGTAGTACGCCTGTGCCTAACGCTATGTCTAAAAATGATTCATGAATCTCTTGAGAGAAGTTTGAGTTCTGTAATATCTCAAAAACATACTCTGTAACAGCGTCTAAGACGAGATTTACCTCTTTTTGTTCATCTGGGGGTACATCACTACCAGCTACAAAATCAGCCCATCTCGCGTAATTGGGGACGATTCCTGCCTGTAATCGTGATGCAAACTCTTGAACACCTACTACAGCAGTTTCATCAAATATCTTTTCTGTTCTTCTTCTGCCTGGCTGTTCACTAAAAAAACTTTCGTTTTGAGGTAATGCATATTCATAGCATTCTTCAAATATACTTTTCCATTGGTCTTTGAGTTGCAAAGCGTGTTCATATCGCTTAAGCAATTGTTTTACAGGCGAATCATTAGGATTCACCTGCGGATCGAGTCTAGCTTCTATGACCATTATGCTCCGAGAGTATCTTTACTCATCAGTTCACTAGACAATTCAAAGCCTCTTCCGCCTACATTACCTGATATTAGAGAACGTCTGCCACGTCTACCGTAAACAGATGCAACTCTGTCTTCATAAGATTCTCTTTTAAGACGTGTTGCTTCATCCTGTTCTCTTTTAATAGCTAGTTTTTTTCTAGCTTCTTCGCCTGGATCTGGCGGCGGTGTGCTTGGACCACTTGAACCACACATATTATCTTCTCCTTTCGTAAATTGATTTAGGTTTTAAATCAAATACATTAAAATTCTTTTTAGCTATAACTGGTTTGTTAACTTTGTTTCCAATAGTTAAACTTCTACCCTCTCCAGCTCCTAAAAGCATATATTGCAAAGCATCGTGTATATGAGAGAACCTATTTTTATTTGGTTTCTCATCGTACCTTTCTCCAGATACTTGCATTCTCCTGTAATGATAACCCCCATCGAAGCCTTTAATCAAGTTAATACACTTCGGATCTAACAATATTCCTGATTCTCCATCTACCATTCTTGATAAAGTAGCATTAACACTCTCTAATCTTAGGGCTACATCGTTACTTGGAGCTGGTCTTGCACTGATTCCACGCCCTCTAAGTATCTGAAATGGGGTAGATTCATCGGTTTGTACCCTATGGTCGCCTGCTGGATCGCCAAATATTATGAAGTTTCTAGGCAAATACTCTGCCATTTTCTGTTTCATGATGTCAGAGAATCTTACAATACCCATATCTTCTGCTACTAATTCATCAATAATTACCCATCGGTTACGTATTTTTTGACCAAATACACAAGCTGGAGTTAATCCAAAGTCTATCCCTACATAGATTGGTGCTTCTGGAAGTATAGCTACATCGCCTTTTGCAACGTGTACATCTTTCCTAAACATCTCATAGACAGGTTTACCGTCTTCAATTTGACCTAATCTGTTGAGTACATAGACATCAATCCATGATTTTGACTTACCTCGAATGATACTTTCATAATAATTTTTGGTGAGGTTCTTACCATTTTCTTTGTTAGGATTGTCTTTATATCCCTCTAGTTCTTTATCTTTATTGTAGTCTTCTAACAATGCTGGTGGCTGATTAAAAAATATCCAGTTGTCAGGTTTAACTAACATCTTAGCTTCTTGTTTGGTTATATAGTCAGGCAGTACTGCTTCACCTGATAGGATTGACCACCAATGGTCTGTATCTGGTGGGTTAGTATCAGCTATAACACCATACCAGCTAGGACCACCATCGCGCATACTAGGATAACGTCCAACCCGCATAGTACAAGCATCAACAATTGATTTGGGTATCTCTCTTGCTTCATTGATCCATACTCCTGTCAATTCCAATGATAGCAGTTTCTTTACATCATCTGGTCTATCAAGGGCTAAAAAGATAACTTCAAGGTCAATATCTCCTTTTTTGATGTGATGAGTATAGGGTACGCTGTAATTAAACTTGCCCCATTTATCTTCTGGAAACCAATCTACCCATGTTTTAATAGTAGTTGTTTTAAGTTGTGGGTTAGTATTTCTTATAACTGCCCATCGTGAATGCCTAATACCATCTTCTGATGGTTCTTGCATCAATGCTCTACGAAATATTTCAATACAACAAGCAACCGATTTACCGCTACCTACAGGACCACGAATGGCTCTGAAGAACGTATCATCTTTCATGAATTGTTTGAGGACTTCTCCGTCAGGCTTATAGTTGAGTGACATTGTTATTGACAGCTAACCTGTATAGTTTCTCTAGTGTAATCTCAGATAGCGATTCTAGGACCTTATCTGCCTCATAATCGGTTAAAGCTGACTTAGGGTAGTCTTTCATGTGTGTCATTTTAACAACTGTTCTAAGCTTATTCATAGCTCCATGATTGTATTTACGTAGTTTTTCTATTGAATGTGCCATTATTTAAATATATTTTTTATTTTTTGTTGTGTTTTATAACTAATCAATTTGTTTCTTAAACCTTGTCCTTGCGCTAATAATGTTTGTCCTACTTCAAGTTTTTGTTTACCTACATATTGTTTTGGTATATTTACTTCATCAGGTAACTTTGATCCTGCTCGTCTATTAGCAATTTTTTTAGCAATATTATATTGTTTTTTAGGCAATGTAATACTATAAACTCTTGCGCTTAAAATATTTGAAGTACCTTTTCCAGCAGCATAATGTCTAGCATTTTGTGTTTTATTTTCTCCACCAAAATAAAATCTACCTTTAAGTTTACCTCCTGCTGTATCCCATTGATAGTTTCCTTTGTTTTCTCCTCTGTAAACTTTGTATTGATTTTTTGTATTTTGTTTTAATAATGTTTTGCCACCTTGATAAGCAATTCTTCCTATTCGCACTACAGGAATAATACTAGCTACAGCCAATGCAGATTCTACAGGATTGTTTTTAACATAGTTTGTGAGTGATTGTGCCATTATCTTCCACTAAATTTAGTTCTAAGTTTTTCTCTTATAAGTTTAGCAGTATATCCTTTCTTTTTTAAACTTTC